GTTTTCAGCCTTAACTAGTCAACCTAAGAAAGAACTAAACGAGCCATCTAAGCAAGAAGAGAGCTTGTCTATATTAGACGCTCAAGCAGATGACGACAGTTAAGGTTTGCGATGTCTAAGAAGAAGCAACTCACATTAGAGCAGAAAAGAAAACTACTACTAACTCCTTGTAAGAATAAAAAAGAGTTAAAGGCATGGATACATTACTTTCTTAACCTAGACCTTCCAGACACTACTGTGTCTAGGCACGCCAACACCAACCCATTGGACACAGTCTGGGAGATGTACAGCATATGCGTGTTAAAGCACAACCCTGAGAACATACAGGAACTGCTTTATACTGCTAGTCGTGGAGCTGGAAAGACGCTAGGCACTGCAGTTGCTGAGTTCATGATACTTCTTCATGATCAAAGGGATATTGCTCACGTTGGAGCAATTATGGCACAAGCTAAGCGCGCGTACGAGTATATTCAGAGCTTCTGCCTGTCTCCGAACGTGAAACCTATAGTGGATCCACCTAACGCAGCTGACGGTGACAAGATACTTCAAAAGTCCACTATGGAGAAGAGCATATTCAACATAGGTGGTCAAACTTGCACAATGGAAATCCTTCCTACTACCATGAAAGCGCTAAACGGTCTTCACGTTAGCTTGGTCTCTACGGACGAGCTAGACACTCTATCTGGCGAATCTCTGCGGGCTATCAAAGAAGTTGCCGGCATGTTAGACACAAAGAAGGGAAAGAAGCCTCTTCGTGTAGGAATTTCTACGCGTAAGTCTAAATACGGTCTAATGAACAGGATGATCGAAAACGCGGACCAAGAAGGAAGACATTTAAGATTTTGGACTGCTTTAGAGTTCACAGAAAAGTGTCCAGATACTAGGTCTGGAACTACACCAACCGACTACTGGATAAACGTAGAAAGAGGCGAAGTTCTCTCTAAAGAGGATTATCTAAAAAAGGACGTCAACAAAAAGAAAGACTATTTTCTAGAAACCGGCATGTTTGATAAGTGTAAGACCTGCCCTGCCGCTGTCTTCTGTCGAGGCGATGCTAAGAAGCAAACCTCTAAGTCCAACATGTTAAAATCCATAGATGAGCTTAATCAAAAAATAAGAAGTGAGGGGTATGATTGGGCGTCATCGCAGCTGTTCAATTTAAAACCATCCACCGAGGGGATTATCTTTAGAGAGTTCGACGAAAAGATACACGTCAAAGACTGGAATCAGATGTGGTATACCCTTACCAATAAAGAATTTCCTGGTCAGTGTACTCACGACATGTTCGTAAAAAAGTGTCACGAGCTGCAGTTGCCCTGCTTTGCTGGCATCGACTGGGGATACAGCGCGCCGCATACCGTTGTTTTCTTCTTTATGGACAAGAAAGAGAACGTTTATGTTGTTAAGTGCGATGGTATGACCTATATTAGTCAGCCTATGTGGATACATCACATAAAAACTAAATACCATACACTTTACAGATGTCAGCTGTATACACCCGACTCCGCAGATCAAGGCGCTATTTTAGAGATGCAGAAATCTGGTCTTCCTACCTCTAATAATCAAAAAGACAAAGGGTCAGTCAACACTGGCATTCAAGTTATAAAAAAGCTACTAAAAGTGCCTGGCACAATGGACTCAAAGATATTCTTTGCCAAGGAGACGTGTGGATCACTTATAAATGAATTTTCACTATATCACTACAAACTTGATGCTGCTGGTCTAGTTACAGATGACCCAGATACCGAGAACGATCACTGGATAGACGCATTAAGATACTCACTGATGCATCTTTTAGGTAAAAGTCAACTTATTTTAGGTAGCGGTTTATCCTTCGATTCCTCTGAAGGCATAGTAGATAAGGCCGGTAACTATACTAGGATGCCATCCCCCACAGAGTTTGCGGCCCTATCTGGTTTAAGGATAAACGAAAACGATCAAGACTTATCGAAACTTGGTAAAGTCAACACAAAATCAAATTTAGATACACCGGACGATGACGAGGGCAATGGTTCTGGTGGTGGATTTCTGTGGAGCTTCTAAATGGAAATTTTATTAATTCTAGCTCTGGTCTGGTTTGTGGCAGCCCTCATGAACATATCAGATCCAAAAAACAATAAACAACAACCCAAGCCTACCCCATGCTACGAGAAAAACGAACCGCATGATTGGACCTATAACTATCAAGATAAGCTTCAGTGTACTGTTTGTGGCTATGTGGCTGGTGAATAACCGTGTTAGTAGGGCAACCAATTTATAGGGTAAAATAGAGCTATGGCGTGGTACGACGATTGGCTTAAAAATAGAATAAAAGGCGAAATTGGCGATATGTTGAAAGCCGACGGGATATCGTCTGGCGGTCCTGCTCGTCCTGATGTCCAAACAGGCGCGTATTCTGGCGATAAACTCCCAGATATCGCTGAGTCGCATGACGCATCTTCTCAAATCGGTAGAAAATCCTTCATCGACGACCCATATTTTGAGACTATGGGGGTTGGCCAAAGTGTCACCTATAAGTTCAAGATGTCGAGGATCACGAACAAGACTCTTAAAGAGGTATCTCTTCGTGACTGGCTTGTTTCGACCATTATCCAGTGCAGAGTTGACACAGGTGTTAGGTTTGCTAGACCAGAATACAGTCGTCATGAGATGGGTTTTAGAGTTGTCAAGTGGGATAGACATAGTTCATATACTGAAGATGAAAAAAGAGAGATAGCCGCCATAGAGGATTTCTTGTATCATTGCGGCCGAAAAGAAGGCACCCCTGCAGATGACAGGATGCTTTTTGGCGAGTTCATGAAGCTTATAGTAAGAGACGCTCTTACTTTTGGGCATGTGGCCGTAGAAAAGGTTAAAACAAGAGCGGGCGGACTTCATAGATTTAGGCCGCTACCTGCGGAGTCAGTTTACCTTATCAACAAGCGTGTCTCTAAAGAGCAGATAGAGGGTATGGTAAACTCTCATCAAAAGGTAGCTCTTGGTCCTAAAAGCAACAACGACCCTGCTCAAGATCAAGTGGTAAACGAAACACCGTTGGATTATTATAAGTATGTCCAAGTGTCTTACGACAACCGACCCATAAACTCTTTCGGCGACGAGGACATGATATTCAAGCTGTTTAACCCTCAGAACTTTGCCGACTCCAACGGTTACTGCTATTCTCCTCTTGAGCTAGCTATCATCAACGTCACGAACCACATGAACGTTGAGAACTACAACGCCAACTTCTTTACTCATGGATATGCTGCCAGAGGCGTTCTACATCTTAAGGGCACAGTAACTCAAAGCCAGCTTCTTAACTTTAGAAGGCAGTTCTACAACACTATATCTGGTTCTCAGCATGCATGGCGCACGCCTATCGTAGCAGGCCTTGATGAAGTTCAATGGGTTCCAATGTCTGCATCTGCTCGCGAGATGGAGTACATCAACTTCAACAACCATATAATGAGAATAATCTGCTCCCAGTTCCAAATCGATCCGGTTGAGTTAGGTCTAGATTATCTTGTTAGTGCAACTGGTCGCGCCCCGATGCAGCAGGCGAACAACGAGTACAAGATAGCCTACTCTAGAGAGCGCGGTCTGTATCCTATCCTCATGTTTATAGAGGACATGATAAACAGCGACCTGCTTCCCGCTATAGATCCAGAGCTAGCCAAAAAGTACAGGTTTGCGTTCACTGGCTACACCGATGAGACGCCTCAAACCGAGATAGCGCAGATGCAGGCGGAGATGACCGTTTGGAAGAGCATGAACGATCTTTTAGTTCAGGCTCAAAAAGATAAGTTCGATGAACCAGCCGCCGCCCTTCCGCTGAATCAAGCTTTTTGGGCACTAGTTGAAAAAAACATGACCAGAGGCGAGATAAGAGAGAAGTTCTTCGGCGATAAAGGCGCTTCTCAAAGACGCGAACTTCAATATATTCCAGGCGATCCAGCTTTCCTAAATTGGAACCAAATGCTTCTGGCCATAGACAACGCTAAGAGTCAAAAAGAGCAGATGCAGATGCAGCAAGCTCAACTTCAGCAGCAGGCCGAATCTGAGCAGCAAGAAAAAGATATGCAGGCAAAGCATGCTGAAGCCAAGCATAGTCGAGATGAAGAGAAGCATGAGCTCGAGATGAAACAGGCAAAAGCTCAAGCTGCAGCAAACGCAGTTAAGCAAGGCAGCATTTTAAGAGAGTCGGCAAAAGAGTTTGGTGCTACCAAGGCTACCAACGTAGGCGGTAAAGTTCTAGCCAACCCCATAAATCGGCTAGATGAAGAGAATGAATAACCACTCTCTCTATATTAGGCGCAGTGCGGTAAAAGAAGAGATCATCGACTATAAATGCTACCGTACCTACATGCTTTTTCTAAAACTACTGTATCGCCTTAACGCTGTTAGTCACAATACCGCTATGAATTTCGCGTCGTGCTTTCAAGAGCTTCATCTATAATAGTTAATGTTATTGACGGCTTCTTTTTCTAGCGTTAGTATAATTAAACAGATACAAATACAATTTTGACATCGAAAGGCGCAATCATGTCTTTGATCGTTCTCGAGGGGTTAGACAGAACAGGAAAAACAACAGTTGCAAAGTTCTACGAATCCAACGGTTATAAAGTAGTACATCTTTCTGCCCCACCAAAAGGCACCACTTCTGATCAATATCTAGAAGAGATGGTAAACTTGATATCATCTGCTGCCCATACGGATCTGGTTCTCGATCGTTCTCATTATGGTGAATTGATATGGAGCTCTGTGTATGGACGCACTTCTCTTCTATCAGAAGACGATATTACCATA